AGCATGAGATTAGCTCAGTTAGGATCATCAGCAGTTCTGAAAAAAGTTGCAACCACTACTTTCCATTTGATGGGTGACTTAACATAATAAATGAGTAAGATAGGCGCTATAGCACAATCAGACACATCCATTATAACTGATGGATTAGTATTCAATATGGACTTTTCTAAGTTTGCATGTTACCCAAGATCTGGTACTACATGTACAGATTTAAATGCATCAATAGATGGTACATTTACTAATGGTGCTTCATTTACTTCAGATGATTTAGGTGCATTTGTGGGAGATGGAGTAGATGATCATATTGCTTGTGGAAACAATGCAATTTTCCAAAGTTTTCCATTAACAATTGAAGCATGGGTTCGTTGTGATACTGATAAAGACAGAAATGCCATATTAACAAAAGGACGATCATCAGGTAACGCGGGTGATAGAAATTTGGACATTATCTGGATTGATACTACTAGAACTAATATGGACTTTATAGTAAGTGATGGATCTAGTTTTGTTGTAAACTTACAAGCTACAAAACCATCAGCGGGAGCTTGGCATCATATAGTAGCCCAATGGGATGGTACAACTAATTCCAATACAGCTAAACTCTTCACAGACAATGCTTTGGCTGGTCAAACTACTGCTACAGGCACAGGATTTGCAACTAATCTTAATGTTTTTATAGGTGGACAACATCCCAGTAACGCTAATAGAACTTGGGATGGTAAAATTGCTGTAATTAGAGCTTATAATAGAGTTCTCACCACAGATGAAATATCTATTAATTATAATGCATTAAAAGAAAGATTCGGACTATGAGTAAGTATGATAGAAAATATATTATATTTAACGTTACCGAATTAAGTACTTTAGATTTTGACCAAGTACTGGAAACATCTATTAATACAATAAATTATAATTTAGCAGAAACCCAAACAGTAGTAAAATATGTAGGTGATATGCCGTCATCTATACAAGCGCTTACCACTAAGGAGGGACCATATACACATAGTGAAATAACTACTATCTTAGATGGTCCAACATGGAATGATCCCAATGATGGTATAGGTTAAACTACATCTGCCATATTTATAATAAAATCTCATAAACTATGGCAGCTAACATTCCTATATGGCCAGGATCATCATCCTTTTTTCCAGGATCTGGACAGACACCGTTTGGATTCTATGACAATGACATAGACTTTCAGACAGATGCGGATCTGTTATCAGATTGGTGTGCCAAGCGATTAGGCTATCCTATTGTGGATGTGGAACTACATGATCTGAATTTCTATGCAGCCTTTGAAGAAGCAGTCTCAGAATACGGTACTCAAGTGAACATGTATAATGCACGTGACAACATGATCACTGCATATGGTTCAAGTACTGAAAACAATTTGACCGGCCAAGCCATACAGCCTACATTCACGGCTCTGACAGATTTAGGACAGTCATACGGACAAGCAGCTGGTATTGGTGGTAACTATACTTATTACACAGGTTCCATAACAATAAAATCGGGGCAACAGATATATGATCTCACTGATTCCAATCTGGTATCATTTGAAAGCGGTTCTCCCGGAACTGATGCCATAGAGATACGACGAATATATCATGAAGCTCCGCCTGCCATTGTGAGATACTTTGATCCATTCATAGGTACAGGATTAGGATCACAACAGTTGTTAGCAGAATTTGGATATGGAAATTATTCACCTGGTGTGTCATTTATGATGATGCCTATTTATTATGATGTGCTTAGATTGCAGGCAATCGAATTCAATGATCAGATCAGAAAATCTGCTTTCAGTTTTGAACTCAGCGGTAACAGAATCAGATTCTTTCCTATACCAAATGGTAGCAACTTTACAAAAGTGCATTTTGATTATTATCTGAAGTCTGAAATTGAAAATTCATTGAACAGTACGAATATCGGCAGCGGCGGCGGAAGCACTTCAGGGGTATCAGATTTATCAAATATACCATATGACAATGTGGTGTATGCAGATCTGAACGACATTAGTAAACAATGGATTCGTCGATATGCATTGGCCTGTGTGAAAGAAATGTTAGGATATGTCAGAGGCAAATATTCATCTATACCAATCCCAAATGCTGACATCACACTGAATGCCACAGATCTGTTATCTCAAGGGCAAGCTGAAAAATCTGGACTTATTCAAGAGCTTACACAGATGTTGGACAGCTTATCACGTCAAGCACAGTTGGAGAGAAAAGCAGCTGAATCATCAGCACTTACATCACAATTCAATGCAATACCATTAAAAATATACATAGGATAAAGCATGGCATTATTTGGATCAGCTAGAGACGCATCATTAGTTAGGCATCTTAACAGAGAGCTCATCAATGAATTGATTGATATGGAAATTGGTTTCTATAAATTAGTTGAATCTGATACAGCTGCGAATCTATATGACGAATCAGAAAACAAGGTTTACTATGACCGCATGGCAATCAATTGCATTATTCAGAAAGATGAAAAGGCATTCATAGCAGATGACTCAGGTTATGATTCTACTAGAACTGCCACATTTGCTTTTTTTCGTGATGACCTAAAAGATAAAAACATTATAGTAGAAGCAGGCGATGTTATTGAATATGATAATGAATTTTATGAAATTGATTCCACATCATCATCTAAATATTTCGGAGGCCGAAATCCATCGACGGACCTTGGATTTGTTAGATCACTTCGTGATGAATTTGGTTTAAATATTCAGGTAATTGCTTCGGCTCATGTTACCAGAAGAAATAGATTGAACATACAGGAAGTTAGAGCTGGTATAAACAAAAATAATAATATACCAAGGAATTTATAATGGCACAGAGAAAATTAAATAAAACTATATCAACATTTACTAATGATCCTACCATAGCAAGAGTAGATCAAATAAGACGTGATAATGATAAAGTGCGTACTCCGAAGATCACATTAGAAGATGTTGATTATGCCATGATAAGTTATCTCACAGATGTGATCAAACCCACTGTCATAGAAAATGAGTCTGTGATTGATGTTCCTGTTATGTTTGCTAATGGTGAGACATATGCTCAGATACAGAAACGAGGATTTATGAGAGATGCTCAAGGTAAGATTATGACTCCGGTCATTACATTGACCAGATCGAGTATAACAGAGCGTGATAGTCTAAAAACATTGGGAGTGAACCAAAATCCTGATGGTTACGAATATGTGTTCAGAAAACAGTTTACAAATGCCAATCGATATGACAGATTTGCTGTACAACAGAACAAGACTCCAAGACAGGAATATTATGTTTCTCCGGTTCCTGAATTTATTGATGTTTCATATACCATGATGATTTGGACCGAATATACGAGACAATTGAACTCAGTGATTGAACAAATTATGCCTACAAATGGATTTGCCTGGGGTACTACATATAAATTTCCTGTAATGATTTCAGATTATGGTCTAGAAACTACAAATGTAGTAGGTGAAGATCGTATAGTTCGGACAATGATCAATTTCACTACAAAAGGTACATTGTTGATGCCATTCGAACTTCGAACAAGTAATTTACAGAAGAGATATTCTATGAAGACTGTGAAATTTTCTGAAGGAGATGCGTCAGGAGATATCGGGTTTATCGAGTCTTAACATATATTTATAGAAAAATAAAGTTATGGCAGAAAACAAGAAGTTTACAGTAGAAGAGCTTGAGCGTATCACAGTATTGCGCAATGAGTATGACAAAAAAATTGGCGATATCGGCATTGCAGAAGTTGAATTAATGTTAACAGAAAAGAGATTGGATGAGATTAAAGTTCATATCAACACATTGAAATCTGAATACATGTCATGCCAAGAAAAAGAATCAGAACTTGTCAATGAACTAAATAAAAAGTATGGCGCCGGCACAGTGGACCTAATTAGTGGGGAATTCATTCCTGCTACATAAGGTTTGGGAGTTTCGGTCGATATTTATTAAAAATGAAAATAGGATAGATTAATGGCCGAAAAGATTATATCACCCGGTGTTTTTACCAATGAAATAGATCAGTCGTTTTTACCCGCTGCGGTACAGGCGATTGGAGCAGCAGTTGTAGGTCCAACTTCTAAAGGACCTGCTATGATACCAACCAGAGTATCATCTTATTCTGAATATCTTACAAAATTTGGAGGAGCATTCTCTTCCGGATCAGGAGCTCAGGAAGATTCTTACAAATATCTAACAAATTATTCAGTTCAGGAATATCTGAAATATGCTGATACTTTGACTGTTGTAAGAATCCTGGCCGGAGATTATGGCCCAGCTTCTGCAGCAGTTACTGCCTCAGGTGTAGCAGATAATTCATTTACATTATTTACATTGTCAGATGGCGCTGATCAGAATAATGATGGAACCGAAGGTGTTAACGGATTATTACCAGATGGTACATCAAATAACATTAGATTCGAAGTTACTAATGTAAACAATGCCAAAGGTACATTTACATTATTGATTAGAAGAGGTGATGATACTAATCGTAGAAAAACAATTTTAGAGCAGTACAATAATCTGACATTAGATCCAAATTCACCAAATTTCATTGCAAGAGCAATCGGTGATCAGGTATTTACATTACGTGATGCTGGAACTACAGATCCATTCTTACAGTTATCAGGATCATTTCCTAATCGTTCCAGATACGTACGTGTTGCTGTTAACAGAACAACATATAACTATTTAGATGAAAATGGTAACATTAGAGATGCTAACTTAACAGCATCACTTCCGGCAGCTGTTTCAGGAGCATTCTCCGGAGGATCAGATGGTAATGTGCAACATCCTAGAGCATTTTATGATAAGATCAGTAATACCAATACTCAAGGTTTCAACTTAGGTACAGGTAATGAAGGTAAAACAGCATATACAGATGCTATCAGATTATTGAAAAATCAAGATGAATATGATATCAATTTAATCACTTTACCAGGTGTTATTGATAACTTTGCAAATCACGATGATATCATCACAGAAGCTCAGAACATGTGTGAAGATCGAGCAGATTGTTTCTTGGTATACGATCCAGTAGAATATGGATCTGCAATAACAACCGCTACAGGTAAAGCAGAAGCCCGTGATACCAATTATGCTTCAGTTTATTGGCCATGGGTAAAGATTCCAGATCAAGATCTTGGAAAGAATGTATGGGTACCGGCATCAACATTGATTCCATCAGTATATGCATTCAATGACAGAGTTGCAGCTCCATGGTTCGCACCAGCTGGTTTGAACAGAGGCGGAATTGACATTGCTATCATGGCCGAGCGTAAATTGACAAAGGCTAACAGAGATACATTATATGACTCTGCAGTTAAT